CAACCACGGCAGATTGGTGGATATTTGATACCAAGGATGAGTTTATATTTATCACTCCAAAACAACTAAAGAATCTCATCGTGGAGCAGAATCCACCCTTGCGTCAATTCACAGGCAAGGGAGATACCCATCCAAAGAAAGCATACTTGATACCCGTGCAACGCATAAAAAACTATGCCAGCAGTATCATTAAACGATAAACTAACTACAATAAGTTACACATGAATACACTTAATAAAATCATGAATAAAATAATAATAACAGCAATATTTATAGCAGCAGTTATCACCTGGATATGGATGATATTTGCATGGATTATAGCATTAGTAGGAGCATAAAAATGAGTACAGAAAAGCAAGATTTACGAGTCAAAATAAACAACGAAACACACATATTGTTAGATGCCTATTGCGAGCAGTCAGGTACAACTAAAGGACAAGTTATTACTGACCTGATTTGGGGCAGTATTCCCGAACGCCTCGCGCACACGCGGGTATTTCTTACGAAATACCTTAATAATAATATATATAGTACCCCTGACATTTCTGAGGTCAAAAGCAAGACCCGTGGAAAGCGATTATTACCATCTGATTTTTCACCTAACAAATCCATAGCAGAAGATGCAGGCATCGATTTCGATGGTGCGCTTGAAGCGTTTACAGATTGGGCAAAAGCAGGAGGTAAAAAATACCTTGATTGGGATGCCTGTTTTCGCACTGCTTGCAAGACATGGTTGAAGGAACGCTATCCACACCTTCGCAGAGCAAGCACAAGCGTTTCAACTCATGGCTTAAATTTTGATGTAACTACCAAGCACCCGGATGATTGATGTTGAATTAGCAGAGCAAGCAGTTCTCTCCTCCATGCTGCATGATGAAAGTGGAGTGGCCACAGCACAAGCAGGTGAAGCATTAACCAAGGATGACTTCTCCTGCATGGATCGTTCCACGATCTTTGAGACGTGCTTACGGTTATCACCTGCCAATGAGATTGATTTAATCATAGAACATCCAGAGCTAAAACAAGAAGTAATCTTTTTGAGCGAGAAGTATGGTGGTGGTGGCATAGAAAGATACATTGAATATTTAATAGATCATCGTAACACGAGATCCGTGGAGCGTGCCTTATGGCAAGCAAACGATGATTTAAAAGCAAGTAAACCAGCAGAAGAGATTTCTCAGACATTTGTAAACACCATTGCAAAGTCACTTTCTCAAAGAAAGGGCGTGGTAACTTGTGGTGCAGCAAGCAAAGAAGCATTTGCAGAATTTCTTGAAGTGGATGCAGGTGGTACGCAAGCAATCCCCACAGGATTGGAAAAGCTTGATGCTATTCTTGGAGGTGGATTCAAGAAAGGTAGCTTGTACGTCCTTGCAGCACGCCCAGGAGTAGGAAAGAGTGCATTAGCAATACAGATGACCTACGAGACTGCAAAGCGTGGCCTGCGTGCAAGCTATGCAAGCTTGGAAATGTCATCATCTGAATGTGCTGGTAGATTACTTTCCAATGCAAGTGGTGTACGCAAGCCTACAGGCAAGGGGTTTCTCAATGCAGGTCATAAGCAAAAGCTAGAGACACAAGTGCAAGCAATGCAAGGTTGGCCTATTACATTCAAAGATGATAACCAAGCCACCATGCAAAGTATTGAAGCATTCATTGCCAAGCAAAGGCTTGAAGGTGAGCTTGGTTTAATCGTAATCGATTACTTGCAGCTACTCTCCTCACCTGGGCATGACTCACGAGTGCAAGAGGTTAGCCACATTTCTCGATCCTTGAAAGCGATTGCAATGGAATACGAAGTTCCTGTTCTTGCCCTTTCTCAACTCAACAGAGCATTAGAAAGTGCTAACCGCAATCCCATGCTCTCAGACTTGCGTGAGTCAGGTTCGATAGAGCAAGATGCAGATTGCGTGCTTCTCATGCATCGAGAAAAAGAAGTAGATCCCACAACTGATGATATTATTTGCAATGTTGCTAAGAATAGAAATGGAGAAGTGCGTGCAACCAAGCTAACTTTTACCAAGCCAACCGGGCGTTTCTCAACACGAGTAGAAACAAGATTGCATGATAAGAAACCATTTTAGCATCAAAGCAGACTACATGATGTTACAAATGATGCCAAATGAAGCCCAGGAAGGCATCTAATCGTGCGTTTCGTGATTGATACAGAAAAGTACGAGTATGGAAAAGAAAACGATTTCTAGACCCCTTCTTGAGGATTTGAGGAGTATTCAATTTCTTCATCATTTGGTAAGCCAGCAGTTTCTCGTATCACTTTACGCTGCATCTCTTGCAATTCCTGCAAGGTTACTTCTCTACCTGCTTTCTTGAGAGCAGCTTGCAACTCTTCAAGACTATCTTTACCTGAGTTGTCCCATGGGAATGCACTCATGCTGGTACTCCATCCTTTCCAATAGCTTGGTTCTGCACTTGCTCATTATAATCTAGCTTTGCGTCCATGCCACTACGCAAGAACCTTCTTGCACGCTTGCCATCTTTACCTTGCTTCTCTGCCATTTCTCCAATGGTAAGTGACTTGATTGGTCTTGCATTATCTTCATTGATAAATGGAAGCATGATAAGATCCGGCTCAACCCCAAACTTATTTGCAGTTGCAAGCACTAACTCATCAGATGGTATGTGACCAGGTTCTTGGTGTAGTTTAACTGATTCAATTGCTTTTTGTAAATTATTCATACTGGTACTCCTTCCCTGCAAAAAGTATTACCCCAAGTATCCAGCAGTTCGTCAAGGTTGTCATCACCTTCAACATGCTTGTACATCCGGGTTTCTACTTCTTTGATAAATTTATCATTATCTAATATTGATTGCGCTATTTCTCTTCCGTGATCTTGAGGAAATTCATTCTCATTTGCATAGTGTCCGTAAATTGTGCATTCCATATTGTCTCTGTAACTTGTTGTTACTGTTTCCATGTAGTATTGTTTCATAGTATATTTTTAGTTAATTTGTTTCTTGTTTCTCTTTGTCCACCAGGCAAGCACTTTCGGCACGAATTTCATCGCTATGAAGAGCGCCATGCCAAGTGCGAGCTTGGGTAGTAGGTCATTGTTGTCTTGTTTGCTCATAAAGCTGTAACTAAAGCTGTTAATTCTTTCACTTCGTAAGAATCTAAAATTTCAGAATCAATTACTTCGTCAAGCCATTCATACTTATCTTCCTTGAATGGTATCAATTTGTTCAATTCATAAATTAAACTAGTTGCAGATTTTAGTCCCGGATAATCCCTGACAGCTTTATTGATTTTTTCGTAGTTCATAATCCTTTACTCGCTTTCCATTTGTAATAGTCCCATTTTTTTGTGGGCATTTCTTTATTGTAAATCCAATTCAAAATTTGAGGTGGCATGTAATCCCAACTTGCTAGAATATCCTTGGCATCTGAAAGACTAGATGCATTTGCATTGATGCGATATTTCTCGCCCTCGTAATTGTAAACCCTTCCGAAGTAAATCATTAGTTAAACCTTTCCAATTGTGAAATCAAAAATAGGATTTGTTCCTTTAATAATTTCTTCAATTTCAATGGCCGTAAAAATATCTGTTTTAAATAAAACATCATTCTTATTTCTCTTAAAATATACCTTGTAAAATCCTGGTATATCTACGCCACCCGGTTTATGTTTGTGCTTGGCAATTGCTCGCCAAGTTTGCCCTTCTTTATCTTTAAGTTTGAATAGTGTTTTCATGCTGTTTCTCCTTCAACCTTGTCCAGGATTGCTTGCAAGTTATCTCTTTCGAGATCCGCGCCACTATGGCCTTCCATGATTAATGTACTAAGCAATTTCTCAAAGAGTTTGCACTGCTCGAATAGCTCCGGTGCTGCTGCAATTAGGCGGGCGTTTGCGTCAATTTCTCCTTGTGTTTTATCTTGCCCAGCAATTGAACCGCATTGAATCCCGTTTTGCTCCATATGATCAGGTAAGGAAACAACATGACCAGCCCAACGCCCTGCATAATTTCCATCTTTCTGTTTAGGCCAATTGCCATCAATTGATTTAGATTCAATCCAAATGCCATGAGTCGATCGTGACGTTGTCCATGGCCCAGGTGTAAATGTTACTTGTTTCTCGCTCATAATTATATCCTTGTTTGTAATTGTAATTGTAATTTAAGTTGTTTCTCCTTGCATACTGCATGCATGCATGCCCCCGTTTCACGGGGCCTTGCCACACGCTTTGCACGCTCCCTTTGCTCCCTTTGTTTCCGTGCTTTCTCGCCTATCTCAATCAATTGTTTGAGCGCTTCCGGGAATATCTCGCTTGCGTGTTTCAATGTATTTCCTCCATATGGTAACAATCATCTTCAACATCATCAGGCCACGCATATTGCTTGTCTACATTTGGCCCACTTGGGCCATGCGATCCTTTGCTTTCTTCTTTATTTAATGCTGGTTTCTCCTTTGTAAGTATTCTTTCCGCAAGTTTTGTGCTTTTGTGTAAAGTCAGGAAGCCAAAACAAGCACGCAAGTTACTTGCTAAAACATGCTTGTTCTCATGCATCATGCACATGTTAACATAACCTTTACCAAAAACACTTTCTTCGTTGTAAATGTCTATAAAGTCTAGCACGCCATTTTTTTGACGTGTCCATTTAAAGTTGTCTAATTTCATGCTAGTTTCCTCTCTTTGTAAGTAGTAAGTTGATTGCGATCCAAGCGCCAAGGATGGCGTATGGAGTGAGTAGTATAATGCTAATTTCGTAATGCATTGTAGTAGTTTGACG